TCAGATTTAGTTCCAGCAAAAGGAGGTGAATCTGTATCTTCTCTATCATTAAAGACAAGGAGTTTAGGTAATGGATCGGGATTAACAACAACAACAGATGTCTCGCCAGAACTCAATCTACCACCATCATCTCTGAATTTAAGAATATATTCACCATCAATAGCAGGCAGCATTGTTTCACTGACTGATCCAGGTAAAGCAGGAATTAAATCAACAGAATTTGAAAAAGAGCCAGAGCCATCTGTTAAATTACTATGTCTTACTACTACGTTTCCACCATGCAAAACATCAATATCAGTAGATTTATCAAAACGTAATCTCATTAACTGATCTGATATAGTTTCCACCCTTAAATTCTGTACATCACCAGGTAATGCAGTTTTACCAACAGATGTAAATTCTATTTCATTTGGTCTTTCACTTAATTTATTTATTGCATTTATAGAAAATACTCTTATTACAAACTTACCATTAGTAATATTATCTATATCAAAATCAGTAGCTTTTACCTGTTGATTAATAAAGTTTCCATTATCAAATTTATATTGCAGATAATATCCAATAGCACCTTTAACAGCAGCAAAAGATATAGATAATCTTGCAACTGCTTTATTATTTATTACAATTAGTGATTCCGTTGCCGTTAAGTTTTGTGGTGCAGATAATTTTCTAGTGATTAAAGAAAAGTTTTTTGTTGGTAAGGCAGTGCCATCTTCAACAAAGGCATATTTACCACTGTTATGAGATGCGGCTGTAATGCTGAATGTAAGATTTTCCTGTTCCTGTACATTTACAACTCTCCAAGTAGTAGGTTCAAGTGTTGTATTTTCTATAACCCAGACACTATTTGCCTGTGGTACGGATGAGAAGGCAGAGGAAACGGTTATTGTTGCAGAACTAATTGCAGATATATCTCTAGTTTCTAGCGTTCCGTCAGACAAGATCACTGATAGTTTTGCAGTATTTGTAGTGACAAGATCAGTGGATGCTGTATCATCTACTTCTATCTGAGTTGTACTAATACCTGTTTTTATTCTTCCTCCTCTTCTCACTCCCTGTTTCATTTCATCAGCAATTGTTATTACTTGATTTGGTCTTACTAAGACCCCTGCTTCAGCAGTAATATTAAAGTTAACTACTTCAGAAGAATTATTTTGGTTAAACAATAACCATTTCGCCATTCTTGAAGCCTGTCCTCTTGATGTTGTGGCAAAACTTTTTATAGTCTGGGTTTTTATTCCATACCTTGACTGTGCTGTTGTGTCATCTACTGTTTCATAATCAATTGCTTGAGTTGTCATATCAAAGAAGCCTACATTTATCTTTGTAAACTTACTCTTCTGACTTTGATTGCTATAAGAAAAACCTCCTTCAGTTACGTTGGAAATATTAAAGGTATAAACAGGATCAGATGGTCTATCTTGTGAGATCGTGATACTGCCTGCTTCATAAAAAGCCTGTACTCTCATTACAGAACAAAGATCCTGTATAAGTTCAAATGCTTCCTTCTGATTATTAATATTTACATTGCAACTAAATCTAGCTTCGGTTGTTCCTGTACCAGAACCATCATCTATTTGTGTTGAGTTGTATTCAGATGCAGAATAGAAAGCAAACTTATCTATTGCTGTCTCTGGTATAGATGCTCCGAAGCGGGTGTTCGTAAGAACATCATATAAAACCCAAGCTGGATCGTTTGTAAACTCTTTATCTGTTTTTAACGTGCCATTAAAACTACCACTAAAAGATAAACTACCATCAGACCTTACAGTTGCATTATGTGGGATTTTTACTTTTATTCCTTTAATTCTGTAAGTTCTTGTAGGTATTGATCTAAATGACTCAGCATTAAAACGTAAGCCAACGTGTGCAATATCTACATAAGCTCTCTGTTCTGCTGTTATTTCTGTAAAAGATGACCAACTAAACTTATTCTGTAGATTAGTATCAGTGGAATCATTAGTAACCCTAGTAACAGTAGCAGTTATTGGATAGCTGAGATTTGATAAACCTTTAATAATATAATCTCTAAAATACTGTGTATTTGTCTTACCGATTACAGCACCTTTAGTTCCTT